GTAATGACGAATTCAGCCATCAGAAGCGACGACGTTTCGACTAAGCCACCATAGAATTAACAGGGACACTGCTGACCTTAATAGGGTCAGCGGTGCTTTCGCCGTTTCTGCGTCGAAACATAAAAAGGCGGAGTTTATGAGCCGGCACCACCCGCTGCTCGCTCCGCCTCGTAATCCCAGCGCTTACACGAGGAGGGCTTGCGCCGCTTCTACACGCTGGTTTCCTTCACGGGTACCACCCCGCGCAGGACACAGATGGCTTCACCAAAGCCATTTGTCAACCAACACCAAACACGAGGAGAGCATGAAAGATTATGACACCATAGAAGAAGTGCATCGAATGCACGAGGTGGGTGCCAACCCGACTGAAATCGGAAATGCGCTTAGCCTGCCCAGATCGACAGTAGCTTCAATTCTGCGTCGTCCTATTCCAAAACCTACAGCCGACCGCATTGTTGTGCGGTGCGTTTCGAACGGTGGATGGTCCACGGCCAATCACTGCGTCAGTTATATCGCAATGCCACGCATTCGTGCGCTGGAAGCTGCGAATGACAACTACGAACAGCCGGGCGCAATCGCAGCCTGAGCCACGTTGGCCCGCATGTGCCGGCCACAGATCAACCTCCTAGCAGGAGGAATATCAATGAAATCCCATAACTTGCGTGAGCCACACAAGGCTTACCAAACCAAATTCACGCGGACTGGTGAGCGGGACACGACGAACCGCAAGCCTTATCGAACAGCCGCGCAGAAGCTGCATGCCCGCGACACTGCCGTCCTTAAAGACGGTCGGTATGTTTCGAACGCACCTGTGTCGTTCAGCAGAACGAAGCGGGGTGCAGCGTGACTTGCGAATGCGGTGAATGCTGGGACCTGCCCGGCTCAATTGTGACCCACAAGCTCACGGGCTGGAAGGGCATAATCATCGGCGATCGAGACGGCTGCATGTTCCTCACAGTGCGGTTCTGGATACCAGGTACTGGCCTTGGAACGGTCGAGGTTTCGCGCTTCGAAGTTGAACCACCGGCCAATGATGGCGACGGCGGTGGCGGCTGTGAGGTCGGAACAGAAGAAGACAATGTAATCCCGGTCGATTTCACCAAGAAAGTGAAGCTGACCAAAAAAACCAAAACACGAGGAGTAGCTTGATGGGTAATCGTAAGGCAGTGAAAGTTGGCGACAAGGTCAAAAGTCTTGTAACGCAGATGGATGTCCGTGCGGGCGAACTGTACAACGTCGGTAAAATTGACGCGTATGGTGACGTTTGGGTCATCGATGATGTTGGCGACAACTGGTTCTTGGCGTCAGGTGAGTTTGAAATTCTGCCCGTTGCGGCGCAGACGTTTAAGGTCGGCGACCGGGTACGTTTGACTACCGATGCAGGCGATGGTCGTTATAGCGGTTCCATCGGTGTCATCGAGAAAATCACCAATAGTTGTGCGCAAGTATTGTTCGACGCGCCTTTTAATGGATGGGGAACAACCGGGCGCAATTGGAATGTACAATTATCCGACCTTGTCGCCGCTCCCCTCAAAATCGAAGCAGGTAAATACTATCGCACGCGTGACGGACGTAAGGTGGGGCCGATGGAAGTTTGGCCGCTAGGTGGCTGGCATTCTGATCGTTCCGAGCGACCTCTGAACGGTGGTGTTTGGCTGCAGGACGGAAGTGCAAAGTATCATGGGGCTAAAGATAGCCCGCCGCTCATCGCTGAATGGGTCGACGAGCCTGTCAAAGCAGCTGCACCGGTCCCGTTCATTTTGCGCAATGATATATTCTCGTTCATGCCCGTTGCTAAACCCGCCATCGTCGCACTGATCGAAAGCGGCCAGCCAAAGCCATCGGCAGCGCCGTTCGTTCACGCCAATGAAACGTTGGCCGCAAAGGAAGCAAAGCGACTAGCCGGTGTCCACAAGGGCCAGGAATTCGGCGTGTACGTGCTCACTCAGAAGGTGAGTGAACCTGCACCATCCTATAAGTACGAATGGCAGCGCCTTGCAGCCAAAGGCGAGAAGATTTCAGCGATCAAAGAGCTGCGATCTGTGACTGGCCTTGGTCTCAAGGCAACAAAGGACGCCGTCGAACACTGGATCGCGCACGACGAGCCGTCCTCGCGCATCGCCGCCTAACCAGTAAATCCCACCGATAAACCAACCAGCCCCGCTGCAATCGCGGCGGGGAATGAGGAGGTATTATGCAAAATAGACCGAATGCATTCCAGCGAGTCCTGAGCCGTGAATATGGTGAAGACCGACTTCTAGGAATGCCAGCACGCGATCAGATGCATCATGATCGTCGCATGAATGAGATGGCGCAGATGACTGGCGGCCGTGGGTTTCGCACCCCTTCGAAGGAGGTTCGACGCTTTGCTGACGGCACCACCCGTGGCGAGCGTAAGCGCCAGCGTCGATCAGCTGCAAATGCGGCTATTCATGCAGCGCATGAAGCGGCATGGGCTCGCACAGCTTATGAGGCCAGCCTATGACGGCCACGTGGAGCAACCGGCCCTTCAAGGACTACGTCGTCGAAGACGACCGCATCTTGTCTAGCGAAACGACGCTGGGCCTCGGTGATCGTTTCGTCATGGGGCTGGCAGTTGTCGCGGCTTTAGCTCTGGCCATCGGTTTTTACTCATGGGTGCTGTTGTGAACGCCGTAACGCCAGCCGGTAATGGCACCGGTAAGATTGCGCGCTCCCTAGCTCTGACGGGCTTTACGCTCGGGCTTTTGCTGATCGTGGCAGGGCTCATTTTCTGGAACGCAGTGCTGCCGTTCTACGGTCTGCTTTATTTGTGGGGTGCATCATGACTTTCGAGCAGCGTTTAGAGAGCAAACCGCGGCGGACAATTCTCGGGGTTGGCGTGTCAGCCATCGTAATCTTGTCAGTTCTTGGCCTGGTCATGTGGGGAGTCGGTTTTGTCGTTAACCCTTTGATTCAGGCTGGGCGCGTCGTTCAAAAGACAATCGACGCTGACAATATGATCGGCAATTACGAGTGGTTTAAGCGCCAATATCAAGACGTGATTGCTATCGACCAAAAGGTCGCTGCGGCTGATTCAACAAAGAGTGCATTCGAGCAATCTGCAGGGGATAGGGCCTCCTGGCGATTTGAAGATCGCCAAGAATGGAACCGGCTTAATGCCGTGCTTCTCGGGCTGCGCAGTCAGCGCGCTAGCATGGTCGCCGAATACAACGCTCGCACACAAATGGCGAACCGCGACCTTTTCCGAACGTCTGACCTTCCAGCCGTCATAAAGTGAGGAGATCATAATGAGATTGAAAATAATTCTGGCCCTAGTGGCTGCTGTGTTGCTGGCCGGTTGCGAACCTGCCGCCCCAACAAGTAAACAGATTGAAAATCTGGCCGTCGAAGCTAATCAGGCTCGGCTGATCAAAGATATCCCAGCGCCCACTCTTCAAACATCGTTGGAGCGAAAAAACCTCGCCGAGCGGCTTGAGCGCATAAACCAGCAGAACATGAGCGGCTTTGTCTATCTGCTCTCGTATGGCCGAGTTGTTGCTTCTTACCCAATTCGAGGCAAGGTGACTTCGCTCAACGCGTACCTGATGGGCAGCGAACAGGCCGTTCGTGATCCGGTTGGCTCTCATGACGGCAGGCAATCATTGTTGATGGAGCAGCCTGACTTTGACGGCGCATATGGAAAGAACGCCGACGGGGTTTTTTTCTTCACTGCCGATAGCAACGCGTACGTTGAATGGGCTGGCGACTACCTCTTCTCGGACCAGCCTTTAGCTCTTAATCAAGAGCCCCTTATGGTTCGTCAGGTCTCCAGCCAATGACCTACCCACGGTTCCCCGCGCTGGCCACATCGGCGCCAGTCTGGCTGATCGGCTCGCTCATCCTACTGGCCATGATGATCGTCATCCAACTTACCCACTGACCACCGACCAAACACACACGAGGAGTTACTTATGGCTATAAGCCTATCAAGCCTCAAATCGACAAAGAGAAATCACCCGCCAGTCATGCTTTTGTATGGCGTCGACGGTATCGGTAAGACCAGCCTTGCCGCTGAGTTCCCTGATCCGATCTATCTGCCCACAGAAGGCGAGCGACCGCCGTCTGATGTTGAAATGGCAACGCCAGGCACGATTGAAAGCTTTGACGACTTACTCAACATTATCGGCGAGTTGCTGACCGTTGAACATGATCGGCGCACCGTAATTGTCGACAGCGCCGACGGCTTAGAACCGCTTGTCTGGGCTGCGACCTGTGCCCGCCTTGGGATTAACAGTATTGAGGAAGCTGGGTTCGGAAAAGGCTACGTGGAAGCTGACACCGAATGGAACGAGCTTATGTCGGCCCTGTCGGCGCTCGCTCAGGCAGGTATCTATGTGGTCATTCTTGCCCATCCCGAGATTGTGCGCTTCGACAGCCCGACTACAGATCCATATTCGAGGTACCAGCCTAAGTTGCACAAGCGAGCTAATGCACTTGTTCGTGAGAAGTCTGACGTTGTGGCCTTCATGAACTACCGCGTTTCCATCAAGGAAAAGGAAGTCGCGCGCCAGACGAAGGTCTCTCATGCAGAGGGCGGCAAAGAGCGCCAGATCCATCTGAATGAAGGTGCGGGCTTCAACGCCAAGAACCGGTATTCGATGCCAGACGCCGTTCCATACCGCAAAGGGCAGGGCTTCGCCGAGCTTGCGAAGTATTGGCCGGTCACGGTGCAGGAGGCTGCATAATGGAAAAAGCACTAGCTGGTCTGGTTACCGTTGCCGTCATTCTTTTCTTTGCACCGCTGATCGGCGTTCTCTTTGGCGCGTTTTCGGGATGGGTTGTCGGCTTCTTCTTCACTGAAACAGTGCAGGCATTCCTTACAGCTTTAGGTGTCAATGCTGGCCACCTGTCACTTTGGCAGATCGGCGCTGCGCTTGGCTTCATCGGTGGGTTCCTTCGACCCACCGTGTTTCGCGCAAAATCTTAATCCGCGCATTCACCACACCACCAACACGAGGAACTAACACATGGCATCACTAGGTAAGACCTACGTCGCAGGTGACGTAGATACCACGCAGAAAGACTTTGAAGACCTGCCTGCGGGCATCATGCAGTTCGAGATCGAAGCTACAGACGTTGTTGAAACCGGGCCCGAAGGCGCAAGAACCGGCGTCGGCCTCAAGTACACGGCGAACGTGCTCGCTCCAGAAGAAGTCTCAGGACGCAAGTTTTTTGGCTTCATCAATCTCGAGAACAAGAACCCTACGGCTCAAGAAATTGGTCAGCGCGAGTTTGCTTCGCTCCGCCGTGCCTGTGGGATTGACCAGATCGACGACACTGAAGAACTGCATTTCCGAACCTACACCGTGAAGCTTGGGTTGGGCCGACCTTCCAAGGATGGGAAATATCCAGCCCGCATGGAAGTGAAGCGCTATTTCTTCCCCGACGAAAACAATGTGCCCGAGCCGAGCATTGACGCTCAGCAGCCTGCGGCGGTAGCGCAGCGGCCAGCAAACGACAACCGTCCTGCAGCGGCAAACAACAACAAGCCAGCGCAGCCTGCAAAAGCTGCGGGAAGCCGTCCTTGGTCTAAGTAAAAGCCAGGATTGAAAAGGCTGCCTGTTGCTGCGGCAACGGGCAGGAATAGGAGGGAATGATGAATTACGAATACGACGTGGCAGAAGCGACAGAATACCTTTCGACTGGTGGGCTCGGCGAGGTTATCGGGCTGACTGATATTGCGCGGCAGAACCTACAGCCCAAGGTTCAAGTCGATACCGATATGGCAATGGCGCTTTGTCTGCTTGCTGATGAAGCATTGAAGGCGCGGAAGCCTCTAGCGGCCTAAACCAACCACGGCGCGGTCACCAGCCGCGCCTACCACCAACACGAGGAGAAACCCATGCGGGTAACGCTTGACCGAGCGCAGCTTGCGCACGCCTTGTCGACCGTGACAAAGGCAGTTGAGGCCAGAACGACAATTCCAATTCTTGGCAACGTACTCTTGTCCGCGGACAAAGGACAGCTGAGCATCACCGGCACCAACCTTGATCTGGAAATTAGCACCAGCTTGCCGGTTCTGGATAGCCAGGAGGGCACTGTTACGGTTGCGGGTAAGCTGCTTCTGGATATTGCCAAGAAGGCGACGGGCGATGTGCTGCTTGAGGCAGACGGCAATCATCTGTTCGTTAAATCTGGCAAGAGCCGTTTCAAGCTGGATACGCTGCCAGCTGCTGACTTCCCGTCCTTCAAACACGGAAGCTTCGATACCACGATTGACATTGATCTCGCTTCGCTCGTGCAGGAAGTGCAGTTCGCTGTCAGTACCGAAGAGACCCGCTATTATCTGAACGGTGTCTTTCTGGAAGCAAAGGACGGCCATATCGTTGCCACGGCGACAGACGGGCATCGTCTCGCATCGACACGCATTGAGCAGGAAGCCACGTTTGCTCCGGTCATTCTGCCTAACAAGCTGCTGTCGCTGCTGCCGACCGGCGTTGTGTCGGTATCACTGTCGTCAAACAAGGTGATGGTCGAAAGCGGCTCGACTGTAATCGTGTCGAAGCTCGTCGATGGCACATATCCCGATTACGAACGCGTCATTCCAAAGCCGTCAGAGCGTGTCGCTACGCTGTCGGCAAAAGCACTGCGCGAAGCTGTCGGCCGAACATCGGTTATCGCCAGTGAACGCGGTAAGGCAGTTCGGTTCTCATTTGCTTCAGATGCTCTGACTCTGAACGTCGCTAATCCAGATCGAGGCGACGCGACAGAGGAGATGGAAGCCAACTTCAGCAGCGAGCCTCTGACGATTGGTTTCAACGGTCAGTATGTCACCGACCTGATGGCGGCGTTTGGTGCGGATGAAATCACAATGTCGATGGCGGACCCTGGTTCGCCTGCGCTGATTACGTCAGCGGGCAGGCCGGGCTTCCGCACAGTCATTATGCCCATGCGCGTGTAGGACAATGGCACCACTCCCCAAACCTCAATCGACAACCGTCGGCGCGATCTATGCTGCTTACGAGGCCCAGGCGAAATCCTGGGACTCGTGGGGCATTAGCGTTGGCGAGGCTGGCACGGAATGCGACAGGGCGCTTTGGTATGGCTTCCGGTGGGCATCTGCTCACGAAGTCCACAGTGGCCGCCAGCTACGCTTGTTTGAAACTGGTAACATAGAGGAAGACCGGCTTGTTGCTGATCTCGAACGCATCGGCGTTGATGTATACGGTCAGCAAGACAAAATACGGCTCGTATCGGGCTTTGTGCGCGGCAAGTGCGACGGCAAAGCAATGAATGTGCCGGAGGCGTCGAAGACTGAGCATCTGCTTGAGTTTAAATCGAGCAATGCCAAGGGTTTCTCGCTGATTGTTAAGGATGGATGCCAGAAAGCGAAGCCGTTGCACTATGCACAGTGCCAGCTTGGAATGCATGCCTTTGGTCTGACGCGGTGCCTTTATCTCGTCTCATGCAAGGACAGCGACAGCCTGTATTCCGAGCGTATCGAATACGATCTTGAATTCTGCTTAAGGCTCGTTGCGCGCTGCGAACGGATCGTGTTTTCCGACATGCCGCCGAGCAGGATTAGCGAAAACCCTGAGTTCTTTGGATGCATGTTCTGCAAGCATAAAGCGGTCTGCCATCACGATGCGCAGCCGCGTGTGAACTGCCGAACCTGCCTTCATGCTCAGCCTGAAAGCGGCGGAGATTGCCATATCTCATGCGCACGGTGGGCAAAGCCGCTGTCTATCGACGAACAGCGCGACGGCTGCCCAGCGCATTTGTATCTGCCGGGCATGGTGAATGGTGAACAGATCGACGTCGACGAGGATGGAGAAACGATCACTTACATGATGAAGTCGGGAGAGGTTTGGGTGGATGGAGAGGGAAGGAAGGCGGCGTGAGCGTAAAAATCAATCATGAACTAGTCGGTCAGACCGTCAGTGTCAGTAAGGTTGGCGACAAGCAAGCATTCATCGGCATCGTTGCAGAAGCTTGGTTCTGGAAAGTGAAAGACGAACCGAGCGTGACTTATTTTCACGTCGTCGATCCAACTGATGGGACCATGTGGAATCGTGAAGCTGAAGAAATCATAGCAATTGCGAGTATGGCGGAGGCAGCTTGATGCAAAAACCAACCAAGGAACTCTTTCTAGAGAATATTACCAGCCACACAATGGAGGTGCGGTGTAATAGCGGCACGCATAGACACCTGACGTTCTCTAACAATGGCTCGTCAGTATATAAGTTTCACATCACAACTTGGCCCGGATACTTGGCGATATCAGGCGATATGGGTTCGTTCATGTTCTCGCGACTTCCAGATATGTTTGAGTTTTTTCGCGGTGATCATATCAACCTTGGGTACTGGTCTGAAAAGCTAACGGCACACGAGAAACACGGCGGTCACACGTCATACAGTGAAGAGCTGTTCGCTGAAGCCTTGAAGAGCGATTTTTCAGGTTGGTATTTTGAAAGCGAAGACGACCGCACAAAGGCGTGGGATGCGATAACCGATGAGTGGGACGGCCTAACTGACCGTAGCATCAACGCTCAAGATGCCATCCAGTCTGCCATGGATTGGGCCTGCCCAGTATCAGGGAATTCGTTTCAAGATTTCTGGGAGCACAGGGTCGAAGACTACAGCTATCATTTCACTTGGTGCTGTTACGCCATTCAATGGGCAATTCAACAATATGACGCCCGTTTTACAGCTGCGAACGACAACAAACCTATCGAAAGCATTGAAAAGGCAGCATAATGCTCCAGCTACGCGCATACCAGTCAGAAGCAATAGACGCCGTATTCGACTATTGGCAAGAGGAGGCAGGCAATCCGCTTGTTGATCTTGCGACCGGCTGCGGCAAGTCGTTGGTTATGGCATCTCTGATCCAGCGCCTCGTTGAAGGCTGGCCTGATATGCGAGTGATGGTCGTTACGCACGTCGCGGAGCTTATCGAACAGAATTATCTGGAATTGCTTGGCGTCTGGCCGTTTGCGCCTGCCGGCATATATTCGGCTGGGTTGGGTCGTCGTGATGCGCGCAGTCAAATCGTTTTTGCCGGCATTCAGACTGTTCACAACAAGGCCGAGCAAATCGGGCACGTCGACGTCCTCATGGTCGACGAGTGCCACCTGATCCCGATTAACAGCAACACGATGTATCGCAAGTTCATTGATGCGCTACTCGAGATCAATCCTGACATGAAAATCCTTGGCCTGACTGCCACACCTTATCGGCTGGATAGCGGCCGCTTGGATGAAGGCGCGGATCGCCTGTTTGATCAGATCGTCTACACCTACGGTGTTGCTGATGGAATCCGTGACGGATTCCTTGCCCCGCTCACCAGCAAGCCGACGGCTACAGAATACGACGTTAAAGGAGTCGGACGGCTTGGCGGAGATTACAAACAGCGCGCGCTGGAAGAGGCAATCAACCGAACCGACCTTAACGAGGCGGTGGTTTCCGAGATCATCGCAAAGGGCGCTGATCGTCGCTCGTGGCTTTGTTTCTGTGCCGGCGTGAAAGCCGCGCTGGACGTGCGAGACGTATTCAGATCGCGAGGCATTACGTGTGAAGCCGTAACAGGCGATACTCCGAAGGAAGAACGTCGTCGCATCCTTGAGGACTTCAAAGCATACCGTATCCAGTGCGTGACAAACAATTCAGTTCTAACGACAGGATTCAATCATAAGGGCGTTGATTTAATTGCATTTATGCGCCCGACTTTGTCACTCAGTCTATACGTCCAAATGGCCGGCCGTGGCACTCGGCCGCTATATAAGGCAGGTGCAACACTGGATACAGTTGAGGCGAGATTGTCGGCTATTGCGTCAGGACCTAAGCGAAATTGCCTCGTTCTTGACTTCGCGAAACTCGTCGATCGGCATGGCCCTGTCGATATGGTTGAGCCAAAAGCTCCAAGCGCAGGCAATGGCGAGCCGCCAATCAAGATCTGTCCGACAGTGCCGGACGACAACGGAGCCGTCGGTTGTGGTGAGAAGGTGCATATCTCGCTCATGAAGTGCCCGTGCTGCGGTTATGACTTCCCGCCAAATGAGGATGAGAAGCTAACCAGGCAAGCCGCCGACGTTCCGATTGTCAGCACCGCCGAAGCTGAGTGGCGCAAGGTGACAGGACGGACGTTTCATTTCCACGAAGGCAAGGGCGACAAGCCGCCGTCGGTTAAGTGCAGCTACATCGCGGGCTATACGCAGATCAATGAATGGCTCTGTCCGCAGCATACTGGCTTCGCACAAACCAAGGCGCATCGATGGTGGACACAGCATGGAGGTCAGCGGCCGTTTCCGAAGACGGTCATGGAATGGCTCGAACGCCAGCGTGAATTGCTCACTACTGACGAAATCAGCGTCGTTCCCAACGGTAAGTACTGGAACGTGAAAGACGTGCGTCCTGGTCTCAGTCTTGAAGCAGACAACGATAACGTGCCGGAGCATGCGAACGACAATGTGTCTGTTGGACTGTCTGAGATGTTGGACGATGAGATTCCGTTCTAAAAAAAGAGCGCTCTAAAAAAAGAGCGGCCCGAAGACCGCTCCTTTCTGAATGACTGATCGTGAATTACTTCGCCCAGCGCCCGTCATACTTAAACTCAGGAGCCTTTTCGAGAGCTTCCTTGGTCGTGTCCATCTTCGCCGACCACTTCTTGTCGTTCTCAGAATAGAGAATTTCAAGGTTCTGAGGTGCTACCACGACGTACTTTTCACCGACGCCCAAGAAGCCGCCAACCGACACGATGTAGCCAGTAAGCGCGCCGTCAGAAATTACCAGATCCTGGATTTTGCCAATGGTTTCATCCTTAGGATTAACAATGTCGAGATTCAGGATGTTGTTGGTGATGACGTCAGTCGGCTTCGCAGTAACGAAGACTTCTGTTTCGGTTGTTGTAGCGGTTTGCGCGTTTGCAAAAGAAGCGAGTGCAACAGTAGCGACAGCAGCTAACAGAATACGACGCATTTAAATTCTCCTAATAAAAACTTGACATTAACGTCGGTGGAGAAATGCAAATGGCTGCATTTTGGTTCCAAAAATAAATTTGAATTTTTACCGATGAAGGCTTGCACCGACTGACGACCCCACCACAATGAGCATTACCGGCCTTACCAGCCAAACCAACACGAGGAGCACAAATGACCAATACCGACGCAGATACATACGATCCGTACAACGCCAGAACCACGGCGCAGCCGGGACACAACAACCCGCCGACATCTGCATATGAAACGATCAAGCAGGAAATCGAAGACCTGTTCGACGAGGCGAAAAATTTCGCGGACGGCGAAGCCATCGACAATCAGGCTCTCGCCGACGCTGTGACCGAGCTCCACGATAAGTTGAATGACGCCGGAAAGCGCGCCGATGAGGTTCGCAAGGACGAAGCCAAGCCGCATGACGATGCCAAAGCCGAAATCCAGACGCGCTACAATAAGCTGATCGGCAACACCAAGACGTCAGGCAAGGGCAAGGTCGTGCTCGGCAAGGAAGTGCTGCAAGGGCTTCTGACTCCATGGCGCAATAAGGTTGCTGCTGAAAAGGAAGCTGCTGCCAAGGCCGCGCGCGAGGAAGCCGACCGTGTAATCCGCGAGGCGCAGGAAGCCATGCAGGCGAGCGCTGGCAATCTGGAAGCGCGCGAACAGGCCGAAGAACTGGTCAAGGAAGCGAAACAAGCAGACCGTTGGGCTAAGCGCGAAGACAAAGCCGCGACTACTGGCACTGGCCTTCGGTCGGTATGGCATTGCGATCTGGTTGACGAGGGTGTGGCTCTTGATTGGGCATACGGGCGTGCACCAGAGCGTTTCAAAGCTGTTGTGCAGGCAATGGCCGAGGAAACAGTACGCGCCGGTATGCGTCAGGTGCCGGGGTTTAATGTGCACGAGGAAAGGGTGGCAAGGTGAGTCCAGCCGAAATGGCGCGTTCTTGCCTCGCCGCTATGGAGGCTTGCAGCGAGTTTGGTATGCCAGTTACCGACGCGAAAGTAATCCTTGTGACTCCACAGGGATTCAAGCCGCCGCCAAAATTTCCGCGTGGTTACCTTCTGCAGGTCAAGTCTGACGGCGCGCGTGTATCGCGCTTCCCTGCATCGAGAGTGCTATCGTGGCTACGGTCTCATGGGTTGGTGGCAATATGAGCAATCACGGTGATCAGTTCATGAAATGCCCAAAGTGCGGATATGCCAGTGGCGATGACTGGTCGCAATGTGGAGGTAGTTGTCCAATGCCGATGTCACCGCACCACAATGTGGACGCTGAAGCGCCAGGCCGAGCCAACGTCGCCACCTACGACGACTGGTTTCCTGACCTCAGCATCCAGATTGCTGCCGTGCAGCAAGGCGGCACGCCCAGCCTTTAATCAACCACCCCGCCAGCCACCAACTGGCGGTTACCACACACGAGGAGAGAATATGTCTTACGCAGAGTTGTTGGCGCGTAAAAGCGCCGACGCACCCCTGCGTGGACTTTCGTCTATTCCGTCATTGCATGAAGGCATGTTTGCTTATCAGCGTGATGTAACCGAGTTTCTGCTCGGTGTAGGCGGAGGTGCCGCGTTCCTAGATACAGGGCTTGGGAAAAGCTTTGTCGCATTAGAATGGGCGAGAGTAGTCTCGGAGCAGGTCGGAAAGCCTGTTTTGATGCTCGCACCGCTCGCCGTTGCGCCGCAGCACGTCCGAGAGGCGCAGAAATTCGGATACGAAGACGCCCGAGTTGTTCGCTCGCAAGATGATGTTGGACCGGGCATCAACGTAACCAACTACGCCAAAATCGATCATTTTGATCCGAGCGCGTTTGCTGGTGTGGTGCTTGATGAGTCCAGCGTCATCAAGAATTTCACTGGCCAGACAACCCGCAAAATGATTGCGATGTGGAGAGACACCCCATTTCGTTTGGCATGCACTGCAACGCCGGCTCCGAATGACCATATGGAATTGGGCCAACATTCACAGTTCTTGGGTGTGATGAATTCCAACGAGATGTTAACTCGATGGTTTATCGCAGATCAGACGAATATGGGCCGATATCGTCTCAAGGGACACGCTGTAAAACCATATTGGAGTTGGGTTGCGAGCTGGGCCAGATGTATTTCAAAGCCGTCAGATCTTGGTTATTCCGATGATGGCTTTGGACTGCCACCTCTAGAAACCTTTCGACACGAAATCAGGGCGGACTTGAGTGTTGATGCGGGAGAGTTGCTTTTTCGCATTCCCGATACGAGCGCAACAGCCATTCATAAAGAAAAGCGCCTAACTGCCAACGCCCGAGCTCAGGCAATCGCCGAGCAAGTTAACTCCGAGCGTTCCGAGCCTTGGGTTGTATGGTGCGACACTGATTATGAAGCTGATGCTTTGACTAGCCGTATTCCCGATGCGGTCGAGGTTCGAGGATCTATGACCGACAAGGTTAAAGAAGATCGTTTGGTTGGGTTCAGCGAAGGAAATATCCGCGTAATCGTCAGTAAGCCGTCAATCGCCGGTTTTGGCTTGAATTGGCAACACTGCGCTCGAATGGCATTTGTCGGACTATCGTTCAGCTACGAGGCATATTACCAGGCCGTGCGTCGCTGCTACAGATTTGGGCAGAAACGACCAGTTCATGTGCACATTGCGCTAGCAGATACCGAGCGAGCGATCTGGGATACGATCAATCGCAAAAGCGGAGATCACGAGCAAATGAAAAGCGAGATGTACGCAGCAATGCGGCGTGCTCATCAGAAACGCCAAGTCAAAATCAACTATCAGCCAACCACGCCTGTTAATTTGCCCGATTGGGTGAAGGGAGCTTTCGTATGACCTACGTCCTAGACCAAGCAGCCGGTGACAAATGGGCGGCTTACAATGCAGATTGCGTGCCATTTACACAGGGGCTGCCTGATGGGTCGATAGATTTCAGTGTTTACTCGCCGCCTTTCTCCTCGCTTTACATCTATTCGGAGAGCGTTGCAGACATGGGTAACTGCGCAACAGACGACGAGTTTTTTGAGCAGTACCGCTACTTAGTGCGTGAAAAGCTCCGCGTGACACGGCCGGGACGCCTCACTGCAATCCACGTGAAAGACCTGGTCTATTACCAGAATAGCAGTGAACGTGGCACAGCAGGTCTACGCCCTTTTTCGGATGACTGCACGCGCCTTCACATTGAGGAGGGTTGGGATTTTCATTCACGTATCACAATCTGGCGTGATCCAGTGCGTGAAATGCAAAAAACCAAAGCTCATGGGCTTCTATGGAAAACGCTTCGCGCTGACAGCACTTTTAGTCGCATGGGTATGCCTGAGTATCTGCTCGTTTTTCGGAAGTGGGCGAAGGATGGTGAAGAGGTTAAACCAGTAACCCACACCAAGGAGAGTTTTCCCGTGACGGACTGGCAGGATCATGCATCGCCAGTGTGGAACTTTAGCAAGCAAGATTTGCCAGAGACCGATGTTCTGAATGTCAAGGTTGCCAGATCGGACAAGGACGAAAAACACCTTTGCCCCATGCCTCTCAACATCACAAAGCGCGCATTGCGGATGTGGTCAAATGCAGGCGACACCGTTTTCTCGCCGTTTATGGGAATTGGGTCTGAAGGATACGTTTCCCTGCAAAATAACCGCCGCTTTATCGGCACAGAATTAAATCCCAACTACTTCAAACAAGCCGTGAAAAATCTGGGTGACGCCGCAGCTGTTGGCGAGGTTCCTAGCCTCTTCGGAGATAACGACAACGTCGGGGCTGCAAATGCAGCCTGACGACATTTGCCACGTCTGCTTCCGACACGCTGTAGGTCTTGGTGTGCAGGAACACAAAGAACCGATCCGATGGCTATGCAAGGAATGCGCTGACATTGCCGAGCATATCCGATCCCGCCGCAGGCTAGACCCTTACGAATTGCGCGCCCTTGATACCGGCGTTGAGGCAGTTGGGGAGTTTTTGCGGTCCATACAGAAAGCCGACCTAGCGGAATGCGACGAGCTGGAAGCGCGCATGCTGGTGAAGGCAGCATGGGAAGGCTGCGGGCGAGGGATGCGGGAAGCTCTGAAGGAGGCGCCGTTTTGACCGCCTACTACAACGAATTCGATCCGAAAGCTGCCGCTTGGCTGCGCGAGCTGATCAAAGCAGGACACATAGCACCGGGAGATGTTGATGAGCGTTCAATTGTCGATATTCGACCTGCCGACCTCGTGGGATACACACAATGCCACTTCTTTGCCGGTATCGGCGTCTGGTCCTACGCATTGCGACGAGCAGGATGGCCCGACGACCGTCCTGTCTGGACAGGTTCTTGTCCCTGCCAGCCTTTCAGCGCGGCAGGCAAAGGAGATGGGTTTGATGACGAGCGGCACTTATGGCCGCACTTCCACTGGCTTATTCAAAACTGCCGACCTGCAGTCGTCTTTGGCGAACAGGTTGCGAGCAAGGACGGACTTGGCTGGCTCGACCTTGTACAAGCTGACCTGGAAGGATCGGGCTACGCCAGCGGGGCGGTCGATACCTGCGCTGCGGGCTTCGGTGCGCCGCACATCCGACAAAGACTTTATTGGGTTGGAGAAAGGTTGGACGACACCGCAAGCGCACGACACGTCAGGGCGTTCGAAAAGCCAGAAAGCCATTCACGGGACGAAACACGGCTGTGCTTGCCTAGTGAGGGAAGAGGATCTTGCAGGTTGGCCCACACCGACGACGCGGGATCACAAGGACGGCAGCAATCCAGACGTGAACGTACCCTTGAATGCATTGTTAGGCCGAGTGGCTTGGCTGGCGAGCTGGCCGTCGCCGAGATGCGGTGGCAATCCGGAGGGTTACGGGAACGCCGATCGTCCGAATGGACCGAGAGGGAGGTTGGAGGACACAGTGCCACTGGCGGGTTGGCCGACGTCATCAGCCACGGACGGGGAAAGGGCAGGAACTGGGATAACGGCAAACATGACTGGCAGCAGCTTGCCTCAAATGGCAGCAATGACAGGCCCGGCCCGACTAACGGCCTCTGGTCAGATGCTGACTGGCTCCACTGCCGGGATGGAAAATGGCGGCCAATTGAACCCGGCACATTCCCGCTGGCTCATGGGGCTGCCGCCCGAGTGGGACGATTGCGCGGTTACGGCAATGCAATCGTTGCGCCCGCTGCGCAAGCCTTCATCGAAGCGTATCTCGAAACAGAGCTAGTCGCTGCCAACGACAATCAGTGCAAAGTCGCAGCTTCGCGCTCCGCCTGAAGATGATTCAGCAAGTCGGCAAGATCGTCGGCTTGCGACCACTCAAGGCCTACCTGTTTGACGCCGTTCACTTCTGCGGCCTTACCAGTCGCTACATCAATTACAGCCCATTCGCCTTCGAACATTTCCAGAATGTCGTATCGCGCATTTGCCATGGCTGTTTCCTCCAAAGGAATGCGAATGCAGAATATCACCACTCAGCAATTTGCAGAAGACCCAATGCTCGACGTCGCGTTGTCGTATCAGGCGCAAAACTGGCCAGTATTTCCCTGCCGCCACCGCGATGATGAATATGTCGATCAGGACGGGTGCATTGAGATCCTCGCCACCAAGACTCCGCTCACAAGCAACGGGTTTCGTGGCGCAACGCTCAACGAACGCATCGTTCGCGAATACTGGCGCCGCAACCCTTCCGCAATGATCGGCGTGCCAACCGGTGCGCCTATTGGTGCATGGGTGCTGGATATAGATCCGAAGCACGGCGGCGACGAAACGCTGGCAGCGCTCGAGGCGGAGCACGGCGCACTGCCTGCAACGCTGACCGCAGAAACCACGAGCGGCGGCCGTCACTACTTCTTTCGTCATCGTCAGGGCGTTCGCAATCGCGGCGCACTTGGTTCAGGCGTTGATGTTCGCGGTGACGGCGGTTACGTAATTGCGGCCGGGAGCGTGCCGGAGGTTGGCCTGCCTTATCGCTGGATATCAGAGCAGGAGCCGGTCGACGCTCCGGATTGGCTGCTGGATCTGGTGCTGCCGCGTTCGTATGAAAGCACATACACCGCAGCGCCGTCTGTTAGTGGCAAGATCAACGACCGTTATGTCGAGCGTGCAGTTCAGTCTGAGCTGGACGATCTTGCGCTTGAACCGATGGGCAATCGCAATAACCGTCTGAACGACGCAGCGTTTCGTTTGGGCACTTTCGTCGGGGCAGGCGCACTGGCTGAATCCGAAGCGCGCGCGCTGCTACAGGATGTGGCTCGAGGGTGGGGCCGGGATTGGCCGCGCTGTGTTAAGACGATAGACAACGGCCTTGCTGCTGGTGCCCGCAGCCCGCGCAGTGTGCCGCAGAATGATAACGACAACACGCGTCTGGTCGATATCAGCCGCATGATTGCCAATGGACTGGCGAAAGCGGAGGCGCGGACTGACGTTATTGCAGAGCCCGTAGCAGACTTCGATGATAATATTAGCAGTAGCGAACAAACCACTGAAAACAAACGCGCAATCATTGCGACCCCGTTCGTTTGGAAAGACCCGTCGACGCTGCCACGACGCGAGTTTGCGTTCGGGAAGCACTTCATTCGAAAGTACGTGTCGGTGACGGTTGCGCCGGGCGGTCTTGGCAAAACTGCGAACAGCATCGTTGAGGCACTCGCCATGGCGTCGGGCAAAGCGCTCAATGGCACGAAGCCGCCGAAGCGTCTGAAGGTGTGGCTTTTCAATGCCGAAGATCCTCGCGACGAGCTTGAGCGCCGCATCATGGCCGCGTGCATTCATTTCAATCTGAAGCCAGCTGATATCGACGGGCACCTATTTCTAGACACAGGTCGTGAGCAAGAACTGGTCATAGCGATCGACGACAAGAAAGGCGTACGCATTCAGGAGCCGGTCGTTGAAGCAGTCGTCGAAACAATCTCGGAGCTTGGCATTGACGTGATGATTGTTGACCCGTTCGTGTCGACGCACCAGGTCAATGAAAATGACAACGGCGCTATCGACAAGGTCGCCAAGCTTTGGGCGCAGGTCGCTGACCGCACTAACTGCTCAATTGATATCGTGCATCATCTGCGCAAGGTGAGCGACCGTGAAGCAACTGTTGAAGATGCTCGTGGGGCAGTGTCGCTTATCGGTGCGGCGCGATCCGTGCGTGTGCTTAACCGCATGTCGGAAGCACAAGCCAGTGAGGCTGGCCTTACACACGAAGCGCGTTTTTCGTATTTCAGCGTGGTCTATGGCAAATCTAATTTGTCGGCGCTCTCGCACAAGGCTGACTGGCGCAAGCTGGAAAGTGTCGCTCTTGGGAACGGGCAGGGCCTCACCAAGCCTCAAGACCATGCGCCAGTTGTAACGTCATGGGCATGGCCGACAAGCGAGGAAGTAGCGGAAACATTGACTGAAGACGAACGCGACGCGATCCGTGGTGTTGTGAACGGCGGCATGTACAAGCCGGCACCGCAGGCCAAGGATTGGGTAGGGCGAGCCGTTGCTTACGCGCTGCAGCTGGACGTCGATGAAGAGACAGACAAGAAGCGTGTTGGGATGATAACCAAGGCGCTGTTTGCGGAAGGCTTTCTAATGAAGGTAGAGGATCGAGACCCTGTTCAGCGCAGGGCGACTACATTTGTGAGAGCGATGTGAAAAGAGCGCCCTACGGGGCGCTTTTTTGTTTTTGTAAAGCTAAATTAGGGGCATAATTAATTTCATGACTTAGGTATTTTTAGTGCCTGAAGCTTTGATACCAGGCTCGTATATTGATACACTGCTTTCAGAAGTTCTTTCGTTAGTTCAATCGCTAACTCACATTCTTCTGCGCCTATACTGTCATAATCCTTGGCTTTAATGTGAGCTGCATCGTTTCCGAGTAGTCTTAATTCATCTGCAGCCTGCAATAGTTCACTCGGAATGATGACTGTCGAACGAAGCGACTCTAGCCGTTGTAGAAGATTTTTTCCTTCTGCCTGCTTATCTTCGCAAAGCTCTTCAAGCACCCTTCTAACCATCAATGCTGATGCGCGATAGCAACCTGCCGCATGGGCCTTAATTGCTTCTTCCAGCGAGCTAAGAATATTGTTAGGTAGATTGCTGCTGTCGAAATCAATTACTTCTGGTGGATATGTAAGTAGATCGTCTCCGGTTAAAACGTAAAAAACCAGCGCCTCGCATTGCTTATTGGGGCACATTCTCATTCCAGCTTTAGTTGTAGACGGAGTTCGTTTTCCTTCCGAAGAAACAAACTTCGTCCATGCAGCGTCTACAACTTCATATGAGAGAGCTTCAAAGGCACCGTGGTGAGAGCACTTTGGGCATCTAATGTTAATGGTGCCAAAACGATAGGCAGACACACTACTATCAACAACTGTCAACATCTGTCTCCAATGTTACACAATCAACCATACATTAATATTGAGCAATCCTAGGCCTATGGCGAGTAGTTTATGTGCGTTCACATAGCCCCCGAAACTCGCGCCCATCTTTAAAGTACAGAACGATCCGATGTGAAACTAATGAGAAGTAGGATTTGTGATTCCCCTCGCTCTCAAAATAGGCTTCCAGTGAGGTAAACGTAGCCGCATTGTAGAATTTGAAGCCGAAGTTGTTTTCAGTGATAACGCTCCCTTTATCTTTAGCCCAAAATATCCAAGGTTGATAGCGGACAACCATAGCTGAATATTCAGTAGGATTGGCGTCGCTGCCGTCACTATTTAAGAGAGATCCGCTGCACCTAAAGGTATTTGTTTGGCTGGGAAGCCAAAATACCAAGCAGGCATAAGCAACAACAAAGAGTATCAACAATCTCAATTTGACGTCCCCCGCCCCTATATTCCGACAGTCAGGATACAAGTGCGAGTCTCATCAATAATCAAGTGCTAGCTCAATCTTGCTTCTTTTACATCAACACAACCCACTGTCACAATCAAAATACAACTATAGGTAACGCGTAAGTCATACTGCGTAAGTCTCAAAAAGCCTAAAAAGACTTGCGCAAAAGCACGCTGCTTTTAGTGCGTAAGAGTTC